AAGTTAGGTAAATCTGTTTTAGAATTTGCAGCAGATAATCTTGGTGTTACACTCAATGCACAAAAATTTGGCTCTAGCTCTCTAGAAGATCAAGGCCTTAGTTATGGGGTGATTGAAACCGATAAAGTTTTAAAAGCTCCTGCAAAAGATGCTATAGGTACAGCTTTTGAAAAAAGGCTTACGACTATGAATAAGCATAGAGCAGCAGTACTGGATGAAGGGATGCAATATAAAAGGATAGGTCTTAATCCTGAAGAATCAAAATTTATTGAAACCTACGCCAGTGGTACAGAAGATATTGCCCGGTGGTTACACATCCCAAATCACAAATTGAGAATAAAAGGTGAGGGCGGTTATAACTCTATGGTGCAGATGGAGCAAGACTATCTACAATCTGCTGTAAAACCTATTGCCCAAAAGATTAAGGAAGAATTGGACTTTAAACTTTTTACAAATTCTGAAAAAGAAAAGTCGATAGCAATAGATCAAAACTTTAAAATATTACTTCAAGTAGATCCTAAGTCTAGAGCGGAATATTACAAGTCTATGGTATTTCTAAAGGCTATGACTCCCAACGAAATAAGAGTTTTAGAGAGTCTAAACCCTTATGACGATGGTAATCAATTTTTACAAATGTCAAATCTTCTTAATGAAGAACAAATGAAAAAACTATTAGCTGATGAAAGCAAAGGATAAAATACAAGTAAGAAATGCACAAGTGCGTGCAGATAGTATCAATGAAGCAGAAAGAACTGCTGACTTTGTGATTTCTAGTGAAGCTGTAGATACTTATGAGACTGTTTTTAAAAGTAATGGATGGCTGCTTGATCGCTACGAAACAAATCCTATTGTATGTTTTAACCATAATCACACCGATGCTGATAGTGTAATTGGAACTTCAGTAGTTTTTATAGAAGATGGTTTAGTTATAGGTCGCGCAAAATTTGAAGCTGCAGAAAACAATCCTCTAGCAGAGAAGATTTTTAACAAGGTTAAGAATGGAATAATTCGTGGAGCCTCTATAATGGCCGAAATATTAGACGGTAGATATGGACTAGAAGATCTTAATGAAGATCCCGATGTTTTGTATTTTACACAGCAGAGGCTAGTCGAGTGGTCTATTGTTTCTCTTAACTCCAATCCAGATGCATTGGCTAGAAATACAAATGACCTAAATGAGATTCGAAAAGAATTTACACCAGATACATCTGCAGACTCTGCCGAGGATGATACAGATGAAGAAAAAAGAACTTCAGAATTTGATGTTTTTGAAGCTCAATTATTAATCAATAAAAATAATACCCATGCTTAAAATTGCACAGTTACAACAAGAGAGAGCTTCAAAAACTAAAGCTCAAGAAGATCTGGTCAAGGCCAGAAAAGAAGGTGATGGAAAATTCACCGATGAACAAAGAACCCAATTTGCAACTCTCCAAACTGAAATCGAGGCACTAGATGCTGACATTGCAGAAGAGAGACAAATTGAAGACTTCGAAAAAAGAGCTGCAGCCCAAAAAGGTGAGCGCAAAAGTGGTGCTAAACCAAAAGGTGAAGAAGCTGAAAAGCGTGAAATCACGGAGCGTGCATCCATTACCAAAGCTTTTAGAAGTAAAGGCATTTTGGAAGGTGCAGAAAAAGAACTTAATGAAATTGGAATCGAGGCCAATAGAGCTGCAGGAGTAGAAACTCCAGATAATGCAAGATTTACCATCCCTATGTCTGCTTTACGGGCTCAATCTGTCACCGGTGATAGTGGTGAAAAGGGAGGTCAATTGGTTGTAGATCAAACTCCAAGAGTGCAAATGCCTTTTCAACCAGCAACTTTCTTGGAGTCTCTTGGAGCTACAAGATTAAGCGGTTTAACTGGAGGATCTATTCCCCTTCCTGTTGGACAAAAGTACACCATGCAATGGTTAGCAGAAAATGCTGCTATTACTCCACAAGATAAGAACTTTACTGGCCCAGAACTTTCTCCAGAACGCTTGGGTGGCGCAGTAGATATTTCTAGAAGACTTATTCTACAGTCTAGTCCAGATGTAGAAAGCCTTGTAAGACAAATGATTTTAAGGGCTTATGAGACTTCTCTAAATGCTGCAGCAATCAACGGAGCTGGATCTGGCAACGAGCCAGAAGGCATCTTGAACAAGGCTGGAATAGTCCTTTCTTCTGTAACAACAGCGGAATCTCCAAAATGGGAGCATGTCACTGAGCTTATGGGATTAATTGATGCCGATGATGCAACAGAAGTATCTAGAGGTTATATAATGTCTCCGCAATTAAGAGCTGCTTACATGAGCACACAGAAAGATGCTGGATCTGGTCGTTTTGTAATGGACAGAAGAGATGAACTTAATGGATATAACGCAAGTGCGACTTCATTAATGCCAGTACTTAGCGGAAATCAAGTCTTAATTTACGGAGACTTTAGTAAATTGTTTATTGGAGAATGGGGCGCAGTGTCTTTACTGGAAGATCCTTATTCTGCTTCTTTGAGTAATGCCATTAGATTGGTAATTAACTCTCACGCAGGTGTAGAGATAGCTCAGGAAAATGCATTCTCTGCCAACAAATTTATCACTATATAATCATTTATTGTGTTGCTCTGGGTCTTATAGGCTCAGAGTAATATGATATTAAATACTTAAAAGTTATGTCTGAAGAAAATAAAAATGAAGATGTAAAAGTCGAGCAATCTACTGGTGAAGCTAAAAAAGCTGCAGATCAAGAAAAGTCTAAAGCTAAGAAAGCAAAATCTAAAAAGCCAGAAAAGCAAAAGGATGTAAAGGTGAAGATCCTTTGTCACAATGCAGCTGGAAAATACGGTCTTCCACAACATAAAGGGATGACTGTTGTCTTAAAAGAAAAACAGGCTGACGAGTTAGTGAAAAACAAAGATGGCGAAATAGTTAAATAATTTATGAACACTTTCAGTCTTACATACGGTGCTCCAGAAGCAACAGAAAATATAGTCACTCTTGCCCAGGCAAAAGCGAATTCTAAAATAGATTTTGATGATGAAGATGCATTGTTACAATTATTTATAGATTCAGCCACTACCGAGATAGAAAACTATCTGGAATATCCTGTGCTAAAACGACTGGGATCTACCGTAAAAGTTGAAGGTTGGTTCGATAGATTTCAACTTAAATTTCCCATTATAGAAGATGGCATCACAGCTCTTAAGTATGAAGATGAAAATGGTACTCTGAAAGATATCCAAGATAATAATTGGAATTACGAAAGTAAGATCCTCTACTTAGACATGGACATCCCTTCAGATTTTGGCTATAGAATCTTTATTACTGCAGATCTTGGTTATAGTCTCGAGGACATTCCTGCGGACATAAAGAGAGCTTGTCTTTTGCTATTTGCTCATAACGACACCTACAGGGAAAATATGCCAATTAAATTTAACCAAGCATCGCACAACGTTTTAAGACCTTATAGAAAAACATTTTAATGAATTCATCTGCATACATACACGCTGGTCAATTAAATAGAAAAGTATCTCTGTTTAAAAATACAGCTACCAAAACCGACACTGGAGAATCCACTCAAGAGGATGAGTTGGTAAAAGAGGTGGTGTATGCAAAGCGTGAAGATTTTACAGGAAATCAAGATGATGACGATGGTAGGGTCATTGGAATTGGAGTGGTGGCTTTTATTGTAAGGTTTAGTTCTGATCTGTTTGTCAATGGACAAAAGTATTTCGTTAAGGACTTTGATGGGATCTACCAGATCAACTCCATAGAATTATCTGGCCAACAAAAAAATAGATTTCTTAAACTTAAATGCACAAGACGTGGACATTGATGTAAAAGGATTTTCGGAGCTCAATCGAAAGCTGAAAAAGCTAGACGATAAAATGACAAGGCGCGAAGTGCTTAAGATACAAAGAAAACTAGCAAAACCATTGGTAAGGGTTTATAGAGATGAACTGCCATTAAGCAATAGAGTTATAAAAAATTCTGAAAGCAATTACAAGGCTGGTAAGCTTAAGGAGTCTGTTTCTGTAGAAACTGTTCCGGCTCGTAAAGTAGGAGGTAATCCACAAGTAGTAGTTCGCCCTTCTACAAAAGGTAAAAAAAACGGATACTATCGAAACATGGTTGTAGCAAAAGGAACTGAGATAGGATCTAACAAAAGTGGATCTAGAAAACAAATAAACACAGTTGTGGACAAGGCTAGAGATAGAGTAGTCTCGCAGCGTAATTCATCAACTACTGCTAAGTACGAAAAGCAAA